TTTTTAATAGAAAAAAGGAGAAAAGTATGGCAACTTTTTTAGCAACAGTTGAAGGATTGAAATTCCTCAAAAACTCAATGGACAGTCTCACGGCAGAAACAACCAAAGCTGGCAAGGACACAGTTCTACGTTTCCATAACACTGACGAACGTTTCAAGAATATTCTAAAATTCTTGCTAAATAATGATATTACTACAGGAATTTCAGCAAAAAAACTAGAACGCAGGAAGTCATTCAGTGATGATATTCATGAAGAAAATTCTGGTCAAGAAATCACTAATCTTTTAAGTTTATTGGATTATCTCAAAGTGAATAATACTGGCCGAGATGCTGATATTCGTGTTGTCCATCAATATATTCAAAGTCAACCAGAAGAACTTCATGACTTCATTGAAAAGGTAGTAACGAAATCACTTAAATTAGGAGTTACGGCCAAAACGGTCAATGCCGTTTATGGAGAAGGATTTATTCCTGTTTTTGAAGTGCAATTGGCCAAATCAATTGATAAGTTAGATGCAGAAAAACTAAAAGGTCTTCTAGGATTTATTACATTAAAACTAGATGGCCATAGAACACTTGCTCAGGTTTCTTTTGATGAATTGAATGGAATTGGCGGCCGTATTAACGTGAGTTTCTTTACCCGGCAAGGTAAAACAGTTGCAGGGATGACAGATGTTGCAGCAAGTATCTTTAATTCTTTTGATTGGAATAAACTAGCCAAAGTATATCCAGAAGGACTGTTCTTAGATGGTGAAATCCTGATTACAGAATCAGAAAAACCAAAAGAAGAATGGTTTAATGAAACTTCTAAAATTATCCGTAAAGATGGCGAGAAATCAAATCTGACCTATCATGTATTTGATATTGTTGGTGTAGATGAATTCTTCCAAGATAAGAAATCTATCCTTACTTATAAAGACCGTCGCAATATGCTGAATGACCTTTACTTGGATAATCCTGATGTAGCAGGAATTGAACTTGTTCCTGTTCTTATGGAGACTCAGGATGTCTATGATGAACTAGAGGCCATCTATAAACTCTTTGATGAGCAAGTTGCTCTAGGAGAAGAGGGGCTAATGCTGAATCTTGATACACCATATGAATGTAAACGTCATAATGGCCTACTGAAGATTAAGCCAACTAAATCGGCCGACCTTGAAATCATTGGATTTGAACCCGGCGCTCCATATACCAAGTATGAAAATACTCTAGGGGCATTGATTATGGATTTTGAGGGTGTTCCTGTTAAGTTTGGTTCTGGCCTTACAGATGAGCTTCGAGATGAAATCTGGAACAACCAAGATAAGTACCTTGGAGCTATTGGAGAAATTCAGTATACTTCTTACAGTAAAAATCAAAACAATGATGAAATCAGCTTGCGTTTTCCTCGTTTTAAAGGGATTCGAACCGACAAATCTGTTGAAGATGTGAATATTGAATAATTAAATAAATTCAATCAAAAAGACTAGAAAATAATTCTGGTCTTTTTGTTTTCTTCACTATATCCTTGACATGTTTAACAAGCTGCATGCAATTCACCCACCCCATAAGTGGTGGGATGTAAGTGCTTCGGTCTAATACTGTGCTTTATGACCAGCGTATGACTAACAAGAAGAGAATCAGACAAGTTTTTGACTTGCTTTTTAGTTTGTGATATTCTAAATTATATAATGTATAAATATAAAAACAAGGATAAATAAGAAGAAATGACAAAAATTAGGCAAAAATCTTATAAGTTTAGGTTATATCCAACTGAAGAACAAAAAGTCATCTTTGCAAAAACATTTGGCTGTTCAAGGGCTATCTGGAATATGATGCTGGCAGATAAAATCCAATATTATAAAGAAACAGGCAAGAGTTTGAATAATACTCCTGCCCAATATAAGAGAGAATTTCCTTGGTTAAAAGAGGTAGATAGCTTAGCACTTTGTAATGTCCAATTGAATTTACAAAAAGCCTATAAGGGCTTCTTTCAATCTAACTTTGGTTTTCCTAAATTCAAGTCTAAACGACATCATCAATCCTATCAAACCAATAATCAAAAAGGAACGATAGTAATTGAAAGTGGAAAGGTTAAACTTCCTAAAATTGGTTGGGTAAAGGTAAAAGCTCATAGGAAAATGACAGGCCTTATAAAAAGTGCCACCATCTCTATGACTAAGACCGGGAAATATTATATTTCTATTTTATGTGAAATGGATATTCGTCCATTCAAAAAGACAAACTCTAACATTGGGATTGATTTGGGGTTGGAGCATTTTGCCATTCTCTCTTCTGGGAAGAAGATTGAGAATCCTAGATTTTTAGTTCATTCTTCCAAGAAATTAAGGAGAGAGCAGAAAATCCTCTCTAGAAGAGGGCTATTAGCCAAACAGAGAGGTAAAAGTTTAGATGACTGCATGAATTATCAGAAGCAAAGACTAAAGATTGCTAGACTTCATGAGAAGATTTCAAACCAAAGGAGAGATTTCCTTGCTAAATTGAGTACCACTCTTATCAAGAACCACGATAGGATTTGTATGGAAGACTTGGCGAGTAAAAATCTCATGAAGAACCACCGTCTTGCCAGAGCGATTGGGGATGCCTCTTGGTCTGAATTTGTGAGGATGTTGGAGTATAAGGCTGATTGGTATGGGAAGCAAGTATCAAAGGTTAGCCGCTGGTTTCCCTCTTCTCAAATTTGCTCAAACTGTAAAATGAACTCAGGGAAGAAGCCGCTTCATGTCAGAGAGTGGACATGTGAAAAATGTGGTGCACATCACGACAGAGACCTCAATGCCAGCCTAAATATATTAGAAGAAGGATTGAGAACAATTAATTTAATCTAAATTAAATTTAATTAATATAGAACCGTAGGAACTGCGGGGATAGCTTGGTATATATTTGTGTAACCTCTATTGATTAGACAACTAATCAACAAGTATGCACACTACCCAAGAAGCTCCTTCCTCTTAATTATAATGTAGGTGGGAGCAGTTCACGGGTATTCGTACTGACAAGTCTATTAAAAATGCAAATATTGAATAATAATCAAATAGAAAGACCAGAAAATAATTCTGGTCTTTTTTGTTTTCTTCGCTACATCCTTGACATATCAAGCTTATTATGCTATTATAAATATATCTCGTATACCATGATGTATAAGGAGTTTGCGAAGGCGTTTCTTACATTAAGAAGCGCTTTTTGTTTTGGCTATTTCATAAACTGTTTCTTGTTGAGTTAATTGTATATAAATTTTTAGTTTCCATTTATTGATGTTTTATACTATATCTTGTAACTGTTTTTAGTTTCAGTTACAAAAACAAATACTAATCTAATTTAATGTGATGTGAAGAAAGGAGACTTTTATATGAATATAAAAACGAAGTCTTTGAAAACTAAACTAGTTACTGCTGCAAGTGTGGCCGGATTGGCCCTTAATTTGGCCTCTGCCGTGCCTGTTTTAGCAAGCGAGACCAAACCATCCACTTATGATGTAAATACGACTATGGGCTATTCGGGGCCGCCAGAAGCTGCTTTCAGGAAGTGGCAAGAAAAACCAGTTAAACCAACTGTTATTAAAGGCGTAAATGATAATATTGCTTATTATGGCTATGTTGATGGTTCTGGTTATTGGCGATATTATACAGATGGTTATGGAAACTATATGTATCTGTATAACGGATATTATTATTACTACTAATTAATCAAATAAACTAAAAAAGGCTAGGATTTAATTTAAACCCTAGTCTTTTTTAATATTATTTGTCAGCAGAAGCAATATCTTCAGCTTCAATTACAGGTTGTTCATCTTGCTTCAGCTTATTGACAGTCATATTAACACCTAAAGCACCAGTCAGCAATTGGCGAATGTCAAATCCTGCCCCCTGTGACACTTGGTCAATAGTCTGCATAATATCACCAACCATTCTAGAAGCATTGCCCTCACCATACATGGTGATTTTATCCACTTTAGTAAGAGGCTCCGCTACGGCGCGTGCGATTTCAGGAAGTTTATCAACAACCATTTCGGTAATCGCAGCTTCTTGCATTTTCTTCATAGCTTCTGCTTTCTTATCTAGACCTTGTGCTTCTGCTTCAAGTTTCAAACGAATAGCTTCAGCCTCAGCACGTCCTTTAGCTTCGATTGCTTCAGCTTCTTGTAATTGTGCAAACTTCTCAGCCTCAGCTTGGGCCTTGCGAGCTTCTGCTTCTTTTTGAGTTTCAAAGAGTTCAGCCTCTGCCTGACGTTGACGCTCAATCAACTGAGCTTCTGCTGCTTGTTGACGAGCATATTTGTCAGCCTCTGCTTGTTTACGGACATTGGCATCCAGCTCTTGCTCACGAACTTTTACTTCACGTTCCTTAACTTCGGCTTCTTTTTCTTGCTTCATGATATTAGCTTCAGCGGCCACGCGCTCTTGTTCACGACGTTGAATTTCGGCCTCAATGCCTTTTGCAGCATCAGCCTTAGCCTGAGCAATATCAGCTTCTTGTTTCAAAGCAGCCTGCTTCAACTTCAATTCATTTTGCTTTTGAGCGATTTCAAGGTCAGCAGCTATACGTTTGTCATTAGCCAGCTTATCTTGTTCAGCTTCTACTTCTTTGCGTTCACGTTCGGCCTTGGCTTTAGCAATTAGGGCATCTTTTTTGATGGTTTCAACATTTTCAATACCAAGATTATCAATTACGCCGCCCTCATCAGAGAATGATTGAACAGTAAAGGCAATAACTTCTAGACCCATCTTAGCCAAGTCAGGAGCTACGTTGTCCTGTACTTTTGAAGCAAATTCTTGACGGTCATTAACCATCTTACGAAGTTCCATCTGTCCAATTACTTCCCGAAGATTTCCTTCCAGAACATCTTGAACAGAGCTAGAAATATCAGCGGTACTCCAATTCAGGAAGTTTTCAGATGCACGCGCAATCATTTCGTCGCTAGTGCCAATTTTAAGCTTTACAGCAGCGTCTGCACGCACGTTAATAAAGTCTCGCGTAGGAACAGATTCAGATGTACGAACATCTGTTGAGAACTGTTCAATGTCCAAATAAGAGCGGCGCTCAATAAATGGAATCATAAAGCCAGCTTTACCACGAAGATGACGTTGTTTACGCAATCCTGTAATAACAATAACTTCATTTGGTTTCGCGTTGACATATCCTTTAACAAGTAAGACCAAAACGCCAATAATGATAAGAACAACTGGGATTACCCAAGTTGGAAATTGTGATAATGTGTCCATAATTTTCCTTTCTTTTTCCCAAAATTTATTTTATTTATATGAACCATCCCTATAAAAAGGATAAGAAGATTATATCATAGAAAAACTATAAAACAAAAAATAATTAGAAGAAGAAAAAAGAGCAGAACCCACTGTTTAAGTTCTACCTCTCATTCTTGATTGTTTAATTTCATTCATGTTGAAGTTAAATTAAGCTAGAATAATATTCTAACATCACTTTCTTTGAGATGATTGTATTGCTAGATTCTTTCAGAGATAAACCTCCCCTTGTTTCTAACCAAGGTTTTTCATTTCTAATCAACTCACTCAGCCAATGAGGCTCTTTATCACCATAATCTTTTATGATAACGTCCAGTGTTTCTTTTTCATCTTTAGAAAAACAATATCCACTAATATAAGGTTTAAGTTTGTCTGCATTGACATTGAGGTCTTTGGGTAATTCAAAGATGTTGTAAAACTCTGAACAAACAGGGCCACTAGCCCAAGCTTCAAATTCTTCTTCAAACAAAGCGAATTTATCCCAAGCTAAAGACCATGCCTGAGCGTAATAACAAAGTCTTTGTAGGTTCATAAATGTTGTCCATCCAATCTCATTTAGAATGTAATAAGCTGCATCAAAAATTGTTCCTTTATCTTTCATATCTCTCGATTCCTTTTTAAAAATTAGTATTGGTTTGATTAATTAAATTATACCATAATTTCATTTTAGACAAAAAGAAATCCCACCAGAAATTTTGGTGGGAATTGTGGTTAGTGAAATGTTTCCGCAAGCCACTAACTTTCTCATGAGTTGGTGAAAAGTAGGAACATCTTTCACCTATTCATTTTACAATATTATTTTTTTACAACCCCTACACTCGCTAGGAGGAACAAGTGTAGGTAGAAAGGATTTTTTGTCCTGATATTCTCATATCAAGTACATTATTAGTATATCACCATCACTATGTTTTGTCAATAGTTTATAAATATTTTTTCAATAAA